TGGTATGCACGATTATTCGTCGTTTAGCGCTATACCGAACGACGCTGGCGCTGGCAAAACCGGAGACATCAAGTTTACGACTATTGGCGCCTCATCGGGCGATACTTATACAGTGATCTTGGAGTTGTTAAAAAGCTATGGCTGATACTAAGGACGTCAAGCGATCTGAAGGTGGACGGCTCTCCTACCGTGGCGAGTCGTTTCCCGGTTATAACCAACCTGTGCGTACCAGTGGCGGACCTAAAAAATTTAAGGTTTTAGCCAAAAAAGGCGATCAGGTGAAGTTGGTCCGCTTTGGCGACTCAAACATGACCATAAAGAAAAGCAATCCAGACAGACGTAAAAGTTTCAGGGCGCGTCACAACTGTGATGCGGTAGAACGTAAAAAAGACGTTTTCACGGCGGCGTATTGGTCGTGCAAGAATTGGTGATGATATGTTGAAATCCTTAATGAAAGGAATGCCATCCGATCGCGTATATGCGGGCGGCTCTCCTAATTTTGATGAGCGCACTGGAACACGTAGGGGTGATATTAAGCTTCAGCCAATAAAGCAAGCGCCAATTCGTGTTCCGCCAGTAACAGGCGGCCCTATGCCTCCTTTTACTCCCGGTAGAGGCGGCATGTCTCCGGGTCAGACTCCTTTCGGCAGGACAGGTGGCGACTTGCCTCCCCCAAATACTGACGGCGGTATGCGCACCGCGATATTTATCGATGAAAATAACAACGGCATCGATGATCGCGACGAAGGGCCCGGAATGGGTAACGGGCTATTCGATCCACCCGGATACGGATCTTATGACAACCTGATGAACAGGGCTTTTGCTGAGTATTCGTCGGGCGAGAGCCCTTATGCAGGGGCTGCTGATTTTTTAATGAACCGACCCGTGTTCGATCGAGGCGCAAGACCTGAATCATCGATGGGATTTGGCGGCGGGATGCCGTCTTTTGGCTACAGCAACGCGGGCGGTTTTGGCAGTCTTGGTCAGATGCAAAATCAGCAGGCTGGGATGCAACAACAATATGATCAGTTTACGCAGCAGCTACAGTCGGCGCAGGAGGCTGCACAACAACAGGCGCAAGAGCGTTCTGATATGGCGGCTTCAGAGCGTCAAGCGCTTATGGATCGCATCGCGGCACTTGAAGGGCGTGAGCAGCCTGATTTAGAGGCGTTCCGACAAGATATTTTGAGTCAAATTCCTGAGCAACAGGAGATAGATATTGAGGCTTTGCGGCGTCAAATTATGGGTGAAGTAGAGACTCAGCTGCAACAAAACCTACCCGATGTCGAGCGCATTAGAGACGAAATCATGTCTCAGCTGACTCAGGAAGAGCAGGTAGAAATAGAGCGATTGCGGCAGATGATACAAGAGGCCGTGGATGCGGGAGCAAGCCCAGAAGAAATCAACGCTTTGCGATCTGAGCTGCAAGCTCGCATTCAGCCTGTAGAAGAGCGCTTGACTACAATTGAGCAGACGGGCCAACCGAGCATGGAAGAAGTGCTTCGTAGCGTCGATGAGCGATTTAATACGGACGATATTGCGCGTCAAATCCAAGAGCTGCGAGATCGGTTTGGTCAAGGCGGCGGTTTTGATATGGAAGACATGCGCCGTCAAATTCGTGAGGCGATGGATGCTAGACAAATTGATACTGGCGATATAGAGCGCAGATTACGCGAGCAGTTTGATCGCCGCTATCAAACTCCTGATTTTGATCCCGACGCCATAAGACGGCAAATTCAAGAAATGAGGGATCGCTTAAATCAACGTCCTGAAGATCGCGGATTCGTACCCCCGGACGTTTTAGAGCGACTGCGTGCAGTAGAGGGCAGAAGAGGCTCAGATATCAACGACCTCCGCGAGCGAATACGCGCAATGCAAGAGCGCTTTAACCAAGGTAGCGCGCCTGTTTATGCGGGTGGTTCACCTAACTTTGATGAGCGCACGGGACGCCCGGTAGTCACTACGCCATCGGGCCCGACGTTTGACCCATCTAGATTAGGCAGCGGCGGTGTTTCTCCGGGCTTGACACCTATCGGAAGAACCGGGGGCGACTTACCGCCACCTAACAGGACTGGCGGTATCAAGCCTCAACCAGCACCATCAAAAATTAGAGATGAGCTCGTGACGCGACCCCGGAACCCAATAGCTCCTGCACCCGGAAGAATGGGGGCGGTTATGCCTCCAATGATGGGGAGACGTGGCCGTGGCTGATAAAATACCAGACAACGTAGCTAATCCGGAGATTTACCGAAAAGCGAAAGCTAAGGCGAAGGCTAAGTTTGACGTTTATCCCAGTGCGTATGCCAATGGCTGGATGGTCCAAGAATATCAACGCATGGGCGGCAAATATAAAGGCGCGAAGAACAAAGCCGGAGGCGGTGATGTGTCTTTAGATCCCAAGAAGAGCGACCTCAACAAAGACGGCAAGCTCAGCAAGTATGAGCGCAGGCGTGGTGAAGCCATTGCTCGCAATATGAAGTTTGGTGGCTCCGTAGAGATGCAGCCTCGGGGTTGTGGCGCCATGCTGCAAAGCAAGCGCAAGACTGTAAGGGTGCCTCGTGGCTAGAAGCAAAGGTCTTGACGACTGGTTCAACAAGGAAAACTGGGTCGATATTAGTGCACCTAAAGAAGGTGGAGGCTACGAAAAATGTGGCCGCAAAAGCGCAAAAGATTCTGATCGCGGTTATCCGAAATGTGTACCAGCGGCCAAGGCGGCTAAGATGTCAAAAAAAGAAGTAGCCTCTGCTGTTAGGCGGAAGCGAGCGAAGAAACAAGGTGTAGGCGGCAAGCCTACTAACGTCAAAACATTTGCAGCCGAGGGAGGCTCAATCATGAAAATGAAGGCTAAAGGTTATGCAAGAGGCGGTGCTGGTAAAGCGATGCCAAAACCTCAGAAAAAATCAAACGGCGGCTATATGAAAGCAAAGGGTAAAGCTGCTGGCGGTGTCATGAACGGCATGATGATGAAGGCCAAGGGTAAAGCTGCTGGCGGTGCTATGAAAAGCAAAGCTAAGTCGAGCCCAGTGCGCGCTCCTTCGAACAAAAACAGCGGATTGTATGGTCGATAATGGCGTTCCTTCAGTCGAGTATCCCTTACTTTAAGTGTTGGGTTCGACGCGAGTACACGCACAATCACGAGAAATACCATGGCGAGTTTCTACACGCCATGGTTATCGGTGTTACGACGCTACCTAAGCGATGCTTGTCTTTTCAGGTCATATTCACTGGGGCTGAAACTTACGACACGGATGAGCCCAACATACATGGTGGTGCTATGTGGGCTCGTATGCCTATCACCGCTCTCGTGGGGGACACCCCCTTCGAAAAGTGGCCTGAGCCAATGCCTGTATGGGCGGCGCAACCATGGGACTGCGCATCTCGGACCCACAGTGTTTACAAACTAGAAAACTGTGATCCATGCCCTTGGATCGCCAAGATAGATGGCGAGTTTTACCCGGCAAAATACTATTTCACGGTGGATTATACCGAGTCAGATACCGCTGATGACCCGGCTCAACACAAGCAGAGCCATGTCTTAGAGCTACTTGATGCAGGTGATTGGACTGGCAACATCGTTGCATTACCAAATAATAGAGTCAGAGTGACGAGGCCAGCACAGTTTGAGCTGGGCGACGGTGCCCCTGATTTTAGGCCATCGCAACATATCCATTACAGCAAATCTGACTTAGACTACACTTTGGACGTAAACCAAGTGTTTGATAACTTATACGCGGGTGCAGACGATGGCGACGAGCGGCAGTAAAGACTTTGAATTAGACGTAGCTGACTACGTCGAAGAGGCTTTTGAGCGCTGCGGCTTGGAGCTGCGGACGGGCTACGACCTCAAGACAGCCCAACGCTCGCTAAACCTTATGCTGGCGGAATGGGCGAACCGGGGCTTGAACCAGTGGACGGTGAAAGAAAAGACTGTCGACATGGTGAAAGACACGGTTACTTACAACGTGGATGCAACCAACCCGACTGCTACGATTGATGTCCTTGACGTGTTCATTAGAGAAACCTTGCAGGGCACGACAACAGACGTGCCCCTTAGTCGCATGTCTCGTGCAGAGTATGCGCATCTGTCGACCAAAACCACGACGGGCAAGCCGAATCAGTTTTTTATCAACAAGCAGCTCAGCCCCACCCTTACGGTTTGGCCAGCGCCTGACAAAAACTCAACCTACACGGTTCACATGAATGTGCTGAGCCGCATGGATGATGCGGACGTAGGTGCTAATACAATGGACGTGCCCTTTCGTTTTTATCCGTGTCTTGCTGCTGGCCTTGCTTACTACATAGCTCTCAAGCGCGCACCGGAGAAAGTGCAGCTGCTCAAGGGTTTGTATGAGGAAGAGTTTTTGCGGGCACTTTCACAAGATGAGCCTCGGTCAAGCTTCCGTGTCGCACCTGACCTACGCAATTACAACATCGCATAATGGCTTTCGCATCTAACAGAAGAGCATACGGAATCTGTGATATCACGGGGTTTCGTTATCGCCTGAAAGATATGAAAAAGACGTGGGACGGGTTGCTGGTTGGTCCCGATCAGTGGTCGCCCAAGCATCCACAGTTGATGAAAAAGCCAACGCCTATAGATCCACAGGCACTCAAAGATGCGCGCCCAGACCAGTCTTCTGACGGCAATGACGGCACCTTCTTTACGGTTTATACCAACGTCGGTGAGGGTATACTTGGAACTCAACTTGATACTTACCAAATCAACAGCGCTCTCGGTAGCGTGGAGGTAACGACATCATGAGTTTCACGCTGGCCACGTTAAAATCGACTGTGCAAGACTACTTGCAGGTAGATGAAACCACATTTAACAACAACCTCAACACATTTATTGAAGAGGCAGAAAGCCGCATCTTCAAGTTAGTGCAACTTCCAGAGCAGCGTAAGAATGTGACTGGTACATTGACGTCGGGCAACCGTTTCCTTGCAACGCCGTCAGATTTTTTTGCACCTTTCTCTTTGGCTGTAATTTCAAGCGATCGGTATCACTACTTGGACTACAAGCACCCGTCGTTTATTAAGGAGTACAGCCCAACAACTACCACTCAGGGTAGACCGAAGTATTACTCGTTGTTTGATGACACGGCTTTTGAATTGTCGCCTGTGCCGGATTCTGGTTATACGGCAGAGCTTCATTATCTATACAAGCCAGCTTCATTGACGGCGGGTGCAGACTCAGGAACCACCATCTTATCCACAGACCATCCAGATCCCTTGTTGTATGGCACGTTGGTTGAGGCGGCTATTTTCCTGAAAGAGGCTCCTGACGTTATCCAGACGTTTGAGACTCGATTCAAGGAGGGGATCGCGAGAATGAAGAACGTGAGCGAAGGCCGCGCAACTCGTGATGAATTTAGATACGATATGCTGAGGACAGGTGTTAGTTAATGTCACAAATAAGGGAGCTGGAGGGCAAGCGCATTGCCATCTTGGGGCTTGGTGCGTCCCAAATTGATTACGTCATAGGCGTAGAAAATAGTCAGGAATGGGATGAGGTTTGGTGCATCAACGCTGCACTTGCCGTTTTTGACTGTGACCGGGTCTTTATGTTGGACCCACCTTCTCGATATTTGGATACAGAAGACGCAGGCAACCAGACAGATGTCATGCGGCGCACGTTGCCTGTCTGGGACAAGTGCCCTATTTATACGTGTGAGCTGGATGAAAGAGTACCTGCCGCAGAGCTGTACCCTGTGCAAGAGGTGATCGAAGATCAGCGGTGTGCCTACCTAAACAACACAGTGGCGTATGCGATAGCGTTTGGCTTGTACAACAAGGTCGCGCACATGGACTTGTTTGGCATGGATTTTAGTTACAAGCACAACCTGCACTTTGCAGAAGCGGGCCGTGGTTGCGTCGAGTTTTGGGTTTCTCGCTGCATTAGCGAGGGCGTAGGCATTGGCACAAGCCAGAGATCCGCCTTACTGGATAGCAATGTAGAACCTCACGAGCGCCTTTATGGATACCATCGATTGGATGATCCTTTGTTAGTGGTCACTGACCAAGAGGGCGAGTTTATTGTTTGTAATCGATCACAGTTTTCGGAAGCGCGTCGTCAATACAACCTAAAGACGGTGGAGCTTCCCTCAGCACCGGAGCCATACAAAGGATGATTTCGCAAAGTTCAGATTTTGGTCTTGGTAACGTCATGGTGGCTACTTCTGACAATGGTGGGCATGAGCCAGAGTTTTGGGCCGACGTAATAACCACACGATTAGTAAGTATTTCTTCAAGCGCCGAGCCCCACATCCGACAGCAAGCTGAGGCTTTTCGGCAACAAGTTTATGAAGTAGTATTGAGAGGCATTAAAAGCGCGATTGCATCCGACCGCACTACCTTATCAGCGGCTTTGCGTCGTCAAGGTAACAGCCAAATGGCTGACATTTTGAAGGAGCTATAAATGGCTATCACATCGGCAATCTGTACATCGTTCAAGCAGGAGCTGTTGGTCGGCACGCACGATTTTACTGCCTCTACGGGCGATACGTTTAAGCTGGCCCTGTACACTAGCTCGGCGACTTTGGGCGCATCCACTACGGCTTACACGACGACTAACGAGGTCAGCGGAACTAATTACACTGCTGGCGGTGGCACGCTTACAAGCGTTACCCCAACCACGTCAGGGACCACAGCAATCTGCGATTTTGCAGATTTGACGTTTGGCACTGCTACGATTACGGCTCGCGGATGTTTGATCTACAACGACACGGAATCAGACAAAGCCGTGGCGGCGATTGATTTTGGCGGAGACAAAACCAGCACGGCGGGCAACTTTACTATTGTATTCCCGTCACCCACGGCAACAGGCGCTATTATCAGATTGGCGTAATGTTTTATGCCTCTTCAGACAATAGAGTTTAAGCCGGGAATCGATAAGGAGTCGACTGACTATGCGGCAAAAGGTGGCTGGGTTGATGGAAACCTCGTGCGCTTTCGTAAAGGCCGTGTGGAGAAAGTTGGTGGTTGGATTAAGCTTGGCACTAGTTACTTTCTTGGGATTGGTCGCGCTCTTCACAGTTGGATTTCTCTCGGTGGTACGCGCTTTCTCGGAGTGGGTACGACGTTCAAATACTACATCGAAGAAGGCGGATCGTACAATGACGTTACGCCTATAAGAAGCACAACCGCTGCGGGTGATGTTACCTTTGGTGCCACGAACGGCTCCTCTACTATTACAGTAACCGACACCGCCCATGGCGCTGTAACAAACGACTTTGTTACGTTTTCTGGCGCCGCATCGTTGGGCGGAAACATTACTGCCGCAGTGTTAAATCAAGAGTATCAAGTCACGCTTGTCACCAGTCTCAACGAGTATGAGATCACGGCAGTCGATACCGATGGTAACACGGTAACAGCCAACAGCAGCGACACGGGAAACGGCGGGTCTTCCGTCGTTGGCACATATCAAATCAATGTCGGGCTGGACACGTTTGTTAGCTCAAGCGGCTGGGGTGTTGGCACATGGGGTGCTGGTGGATGGGGGTCATCTACTGCGCTTTCCGCTGCAAACCAATTAAGACTTTGGACGCATGATAATTATGGGGAAAACCTGATTATCAATCCGCGCGGTGGCGGTATTTATCGTTGGGTCGAAAATGATGGAGTAGGCACACGCGCAGTCGAGCTTTCACAGGTTTCGGGTGCGAACCAAGTGCCTACCTTGGCCTTACAAGTTATTACCTCTGAAACAGACCGACACTTAATTTGTTTAGGTGTTGACCCCTTGTCCGGTGGGACACGGACGGGTGTAATTGATCCTATGCTTGTTGCGTTTTCAACATCGGAAAATGAGCTAGATTTTGAACCAACGGCAACCAACAGTGCGGGCGATGTTCGGCTTTCAAGCGGGTCGTTTATCGTGGGCGGCATTAAGTCTCGCCAAGAGATTTTGATTTGGACCGATACAGCTCTGTACTCAATGACATTCATTGGCCCTCCCTTGACCTTTGCGATGAATTTGGTCAATGAGGGCTCTGGGCTTGTCGGTCCCAAAGCAGCTGTCAACGCACCGAATGGCGTTTATTTTGCGAGTAAAACTGGATTCTATTTCTATAACGGCTCAGTGCAGAAGCTGCCCTGCTCCGTGCAAGAGTATGTATTCAACGACTTGGATTTAGGCCAAGCGTTCAAGTGCCACATGGGTGTCAATTCAGAGTATGGAGAAATGTGGTTCTTCTATCCTAGTATCGAAGATGGCACAGGTGAAATATCGCGCTATGTCATTTACAACTACGAGGAGAATCATTGGTCGATTGGTTCTTTGACGCGCTATGCTTGGCTTGATGCGGGGATCGAAGATCTGCCCTTTGCCACTGCCACCAACTCGACTCAGCAGTGCGTTTTCCAACATGAAACGGGCTATGATGATTACGAAGACGGCATGACGGGTGTGTTTATTGAGTCTGCTGACATTGATATTAGCAGTGGCGACTCCTTGGCCTTCGTGAAAAAAATCATGCCAGACATGCGTTTTATTGTGCAGTCGGGGGTAAGTAACGATCCCGCGATGAATATCGTATTGAAGCGCCGAGACTATCCGGGTGAAGCACTCGTCACAGATAGCACCAGCCAAATCACTGAAACCACTAAATTTAAAAATGTGCGGACGCGTAGTCGGCAGATTGTCTTGCGGTTTGAAAGTGATGATGACTTATCAGCGACTGACCAAAAAGGCTACAAGTGGCGCATTGGTGCCACACGCCTTGATTTACAGCCGAGTGGACGCCGTGCATGAGTGTATTGCTCCCAACCCGGCTGCCACTGGCACAGGGCGAAACAGTCTCTGCGGATACCTTCAATCGGCTTATCCGCGTCCTTGAGTTAAACCTTGGGGGCGTAAATTTCAGTATTTCGCCACACTTCAACGCGACCGAAATATCGCAGCTCCAATTTGCCACGGGAGCTATTATTTACAATACTACACTTTCCATACACCAAGCGTTTGATGGGGTACAATTTAGAGATTTATACGATCATCAAACCTATCCAGCCGGACAGCAGATGTCGGCAACAGTGGGGGCCGTAACGGTAACAACGTCATGAATGATTTCGTAAACAGGCGCGTACAGCAACTAATGATGCAAGAAAGCCGACCCATGGGTTTGGCCGAGGGAGGCGCTGTGTTTGATATTGACGACCCTGAGACCATGGCCGAAGCCAGCATGGCGATGGAGTCTCCTATCACAGATCCTAACGCTGACCTTCGGGAGGCGATGGAGCAGTTGATGGTGGCGCAAGAAACCGCTGAAGACCCCTTTGAGGCGCGTAAGGCACAACAACTTTCAGAAGCTGCTCAGATTGGCTCAGAAGCCCCCATGGGTAGTATGGCCATGGAGTTATCTCAAGCAGGTCGCGGTGGCGACACTATGCTCGCTCATTTAACGCCCGGCGAAGTAATTCTCCCGCTAGGTATGATGGATGACCCCGCGTTTGAGCGTGCTGTCGAAAATCGATTTAATCAACTTGACCTCGATCCTGAAGAGTATGTGGCGGGCATGGGTATTGCTTCACTCAACCCTGTCACTGGTCTAGAAGAGTTTGGCTTCTTCAAAAAAATCGCGAAAGGAGTCAAAAAAGTTGTCAAGAAAGTCGTCCGTCCTCTAGCGTCTGTTGCCCAGTTTATTCCGGGGCCTTGGCAGCCCTTTGCAGCAATCATTAATAAAGCAGGTACGGTCTACGACGTTGCAAAGGGTCGAACTAGTCCTTTAGCACTGGCCACCCTTGCAGGTGGTCCCGGCGGTTCTCTCGGGCAAAACATACGAGATGTACGCGGGCTTTCGACAGCAGCAGGCGGGTCAGGCGGATTTTTTAGTGGATTAGGGCAATCCCTGTCTCAAACCGGATCAGCGCTGCAAAGCGGCATCGGTAATTTGATCAACGATCCAACGCAGACCTTGTTTGGCTCAGGGTCAGGAACCTTACGAGGTTTGGCGGGTAGTGCTACTTTCAGCGGCCAAGAAAAACTTTCGGACTCTGAAATTGTAGATCGTCTGCGCCTAACGGCATCGCCCGACATTGCAATGACTATTGACGAATTGCAAACTCAAGGAATGGCGGCCAGCGATATTTTGAAAGAAATGGGCATTTCGTCTGCGAGCTTCTTAAACCCTGCTGGAGGTCTTTCCACTCAGGGCGGCATTTTTCAGCGAATAGGCTCGGCTGTTTCAGGTCAGCCCGGACAGCAAACGCCTTTCCAAGAGTTTTTGGATGATCAGTTAGGAATCGATCCTTCTGGCGGTGGTATTTTCCGCGCCCTACAAGGCGGCCAAGGCGGCCAAGGCGGCTTGGGCGGACTTCTTGGGGGCGGTGGAGGCGGCGGCCTTGGAATGCTTGGATCAGCGGGCCTTGCTGGATTACTCGGTAAGCTCGTCTATGACGAAGCCAAAAATAGAAAAGGCGTACCACTAACTCCGCTTGTGACGCAAAACGCCATGGGCAGATTTATGCTCGAAAATGAAATAGCGCGTCGGTCAGGATCAGGAGCGCCTAACCCGGTTGAGTTTGGTCTTCTCCCTGCTGGCACGTTGCCTGTTATGAGCGGCGGTCGAGCGCCGACAGAAGCACAAGCTGAGCTTGAGCGTGGCAAAACCGAAGGTATGCGATACGGCGGCCCCGTGATGGCTTTTGCGGATGGCGGAGATGTAGACGAAAAAGAATTTAAACGCATGAATGGCGACATCAACGGCGAAGGCACAGAAATTAGTGATGACATTCCTGCCATGCTCTCTGACGGAGAGTTTGTAATGACGGGGCGCGCAGTAAGGGGGGCTGGCGCGTTTAACTTAAAAAACAAGAACGGCATCATCACTTTAACTCCGGCAAACGGAGAAGATAGAGATCGCGGTACGAAGCTCATGTATGAGATGATGGATCTGTTCAAAGAGTTTGCAGAAGCCCCGGAGGCCGCCGCATGATCTTGCCCCCTAAAAAGATAAGACGATTTCAGGAGGGTGGCGAAGCAGACGCCATGCCTTTTGTCGCACAGGTCCAACGACAAGAGCGTCAAATGGACCCGATTATGCAGCAGCTGCTTTTTGGTATGCCCGACGCCGAAGGCCGTATGCGAGGCGGATTTTTACCGGGAGCCATGCGTGCTGCAGAGCGCACGTTTTTTGACGAGCAGGGGAGACCCATTGTTATTCCTCAGGCTATCGCTGGCTTCTCTCCAGATCAGCTGGCAGCGATGCAACTCGCTCGTGAGCAGGTTGGTGTGCAACAGCCTTTTCTACAACAAGCCGAGGGCGCTTTCCGCGCTGGCTTAGGCGCTTTGCAGCGCGGTGGTCAACAACAAATCACCCAGCAGCAGCGGGCGCTTGGAGCTCTTCGGCAAGGGGCGGCAGAAGAAGCAAGACAGCGACAGGCTGGATTACAAACAGCGCTCCAAGGCATTGGTCGTGCCGGACAGATAGCTGAGCGTGCTGAGGGACAATTACGTAGAGATCTCGGTCGACAACAAGCGTTCCAGCGTGGTGCGCTTGGTCAGTTTGAGCGCGGTCTTGGTGCGGGCCTTGGAACACTTGGTCGTGCTGCGCAACAATTTGGTGCAGAAGGCCGTCGTCTGGGTCAACAGCAGGCGCGACTTTTTGATGAGTTTGGTCGCGACATTTCTGGAGCGCTTGGTCGACAAGCGGCAGCAACTGACCGCTTTGGCCGACAAACCGCAGGTATTGACCAAAGAGCATTAGCGGCGGCTCAGCAGTTTGGCCGTGGCTTAGGTGCTCAGGGCGCAGAGTTAAGAGCAGGAGCTCAGCAGTTTAGGCGCGAGCTGCCTGCTCAATTAGGTTTAGAGCGTGCGGCGGTTGATCGCTTTGGTCGGCAAACCGCAGGCATTGACCGACTGGCTCGACAGGCAGAACAGCAATTTGGCACAGGGGTGCAACAAGCGACCCGTGGTTTAGAAACTTCACGGCAACGCCTTGACCGTGAGCTTTCCGAAGCTTTAGGTAGAGAGCGTGGCGCCGTAGGCGAGTTTGGTCGCGGCATCGGTGAGGCAACTCAGCAGCTTAGACGCGGCGTGGATCAGTTTGGTGGCGGTCTTGGCCAGTCTTTGGCTGAGCAACGCCGTGCGCAACTTGGCTTAGGAAGAGGCTTGAGAGAGGCTACAGGCGCGCTTGCAGGCGCAGCTGGGCGCTTAGGTCGCGGCTTGAGTGCAGCAGAGCAACGACAGTTGGGTGCTGCTGCTGAGTTTGGGGGAAGGCTCGGTGAGTCAGAAAGGCTTTTACGTGGTACCACTGGCGCGTTTGATCCGAGTATGACCGAGCAGTTTTACGATCCCTTTGAGCAGCGTGTTGTTCAGCAGACCATCGAAGATGCGATGAAGGGTGCCGATCAAGCAGACATTGCACAAACCGCAGGTGATATTCGATCGGCTGGTGAATCAGCCTTTGGCTCTAGGGCGCGCCTAACAGCCGCAGAGCGAAGAGAGGCGCTAGGCCGTGGGTTGGCTAAGGAGCTTGCAGGAATACGCTCAGGCGGCTTCCAGCGCGCTCAGCAGACAGCTATGGGTGAGTTTGCTCGACAACGTGAGGCAGAAAGAGCTGCCGCAACTGGTTTAGCTGGATTAAGCGGCCAGAGGCTGGGCGCACAAGAAAGAGCGGCACAAACGCTCGGTGCAGGAGCTCAAACCCGATTCGGCGCCGGACAGGCATTGGCAGGACAGCTTGGAACACAAGCTCAACAAATAGCGGCCTCTGGTGAGCGCATGGCGGGTCGCTTAGGTGACGTGGCTCAACAGCGTTTAGGCGCGCAGCAAGCGCTTGTCGGCCAGATGGGCCAAGAAGCGGGTCAGCGTCTAGCAGCGCAGCAGAGCCTAGCAAACCGACTCTCGTCTATTGGCGGCCAGCGATTCGGAGCCGGGCAAGCCTTAACAGCTCAACAAATGGCGGCAGCACAAGGCCAGTTAGGTGCGCGACAAGCTTTGCAAGGCCAGCTAGGCCAAACCGCTGCACAACAGTTGCAGGCGCAGCGTGGTCTGGGTCAGTTGATGGGTCAACAGGCACAACAGCGCTTCGGCATCAGTCAGGCACTTGCTTCAGATATTGGTCAGCGCGCAGGTCAACAACTGGGTGCTCAGCAACAGCTTGTGGGCCAATTGGGTCAAACCGCAGCTCAGCAACTACAAAGTCAACAGCAGATGGCGCAGCAACAGCAGCAGGCAGCTCAACAACAGCTTGGCGCTGGTCAGCAACTTGGCGGCTTCCAGCAAAATCTTGCAGGGCAACAACTTGGCTCTCAACAACAATTGGCCGGGCAACAAATCGGTGCGGCTGGGCAACGACTTGGTGCGCAGCAGCAATTTGGCGGTTTGCTTGGACAGCAAGCGCAAACGCTTTATGGCGCAGGTACTCAGTTGGGTCAAACCGTGGGTCAGCTCGGTCAGCAGGCGATGGGTGCGCGCACTCAAGCAGGTCAGGCCGCTCTTGGCGCTGGGGCACAAATCGGACAAGGTCTGGGTCAGTTGGGCGCCGTACAGGGTCAAGTGGGTCAGCAATTAATGGGCGCCGGACAGGCGTATGGCGGCTTCTTGCAAGGGCTTGGTGGTCAAATGCAGCAGGCAGGTCAGCAAGACATTCAAGCGCTTATGGGTGCAGGTGGTATGCAACAGCAGCTACGTCAGCAACAGCTTGACGCGCAGCGTGCTGGATTGCTACAGGCACAACAGGCACCACTGGCTCAGTACACTGCCATGATGCCGTTCATGCAATTTGCTGGTAGTCAGACAGGTCCAAGCGCCGTATCTACAACTTACACACCGCCGCCTAATGCTTTACAAGAAGCGCTGGCAGCAGGACTGGGCGCGTTTGGCACCATCTACAATCCATCTAGCCAAGCAGGAGGACCCTGATGGCTATTTCAAGATCTCAAATGGAAGAGCAAATACGTGGATTTGCGGAGGGGGGTATCTCGTCATTAGACCCCTCTACGTTTTTGAATCCGCCAGATCCTGATCCTTTTCAGCTCTCTCCTGAGACACAGGGCGCCTATGATCAAATCATGGAAGGCTACCAGCCTCCGGCTCCGGCTGTAGACTCATCGCTCTCTCCTTACGAGCAATACGAAAAGGATATTCGCGGCATTTATGCTAATAGAACACCTATTACTCAAAGTGATATAGGCGCCAGAATCCAAGAGCTTTCGTCTCTGTTTGGTCGTCCTCGTCGACAAATGGGGTTAGGCGATCTTGCTCTGGCGTTAAGTCGTGGCTTGGTGCAGCAAGCGCAAAGTGGGCGTCCGACCTCTATCGGTTATGGGTTGGCGCTTGGCTTTAATATTTTTAATGAGGCAAAAAATAAGCGCCGCGAAGAGGCCGAAAAAATTAAGCAAGAATTAGCTTTGATGGCGTATTCTCAATTGGAGCGAGAGCGCAAAGAAAAAATGGCTATAGATCAACAGCTGGCGCAGGCTAATCTTGAAATTCTGTTGAAGCAAATGGCTCAGGGAGGTCAGTTTTTCCCCGGTAAGACAGAACGTGCAGCCGCTTTAAATTACATTTTGCGAGCAGAAAAAGATCCATCTTTGAAAGAAACTGACGAGTATCGGATTGCAAGGGCTCTTGTGGAGCAGCCGCGAAGGTCGTACCAGCAAACTGAACAAGGGCTAATAGAGATTCAACAACCGGGTTTGAACTTAGATCGTATTTTCGATCGGGGTCCAGCGACTGCCACACCCGACGCGCCTCCGATTGAGGGCTATACTTTTACAAACCAATACAAGGATGGAAAGCCCGTTTATCGTAACAACGCTACTGGCGCTTTAGTGGTGAATGAATAATGCCTTTACGTGAATTGACAGAAGAAGAAGTTACCCAGCTTGGATCGGCTCCAAGCTTGACTCCTGTTGCGACAGTAACAAGCGTGCCGGGTGCTGGGAAAAGGAAAAGTCCGTTTACAGAGGGTCAGACCAAAGACGCTGGCTTTGCTGTGCGCATGTACTCCGCTATCGAAACCATGGATCGGCTTACCGAGGCTGGTTTTGACCCTACGAATTTAAGAGATGTCATTATCGAGAATGCGCCCTTCCTCCCAGACATCGCAGAAAACTATCTGTTGTCATCGAAGTATCAACAGTTTCGACGCGCAGCAAATGACTTTGCTCAGGCGCAGTTAAGAAAAGAAACTGGTGCTCAAATCAATGAGTCAGAAATAGACATGACGAACATGCTCTATATTCCGATGCCGGGTGATTCTATAGAAACTTTAGAATCAAAGGCGCAAGCACGGAGAGATGCAGCTGCCGCTATGCGTGCGTCGGCTGGAGAAGCTTATACAGAAGCTCAGCGGGTTGTGGATCAATCTCAAGATAACTCCATGAGCATGGGTTCAAACGAGGCCATGGCAGAGCTTTTGAAGCGCGCCGAAAAAGACCCAGAACTTAAAGAGCGCATGAGACAAAGGGGCCTTCTATGAAGAACTCAGCTTTTGAGACGCTTAGCGATGATGTGCTGCTGGAAATGGCAAGCCCTAAACCGCCCAACACCAGTGACTTAGGGTGGGATGAAGAGTTCCTTATGGACATGGCTCAAGCAAGGATAGAGTCGCAGATAGATACAAAGTCTGGTGCCGACGCGGGAGTACGGGCTCAGGTAGCGGCAGCGCAAAAGCCAGAGGATCGCTTAGCTACTTTGCGATCTTTTTTTCCTGACGCGGTTCCTGTCGAGGTTTTTGACCCCAAATACGGTGCCACTAAATACGGGCGTGGTAATTTTATTTTTACGAACCCAGAGACGGGCAGGCTTACGTTGTTTGATGAAGATGTGCGCTTGTTTGGTGTTCCTGTTCCCACTCTTGGTGATATAGCCGACGTCGGCCCCGAGATTGCTGAGACTGTTGGTG